CTTCTTCCAGGATCTTGCTCGAATATCCGGTACCATAAGTGCTTATTCTTGCCTCATACCAATCCGTTACCTCTTCAGCAGTCATCTTTCGAAATAATTTAAGAGGAATAACTTTCTTATCCTTGATATTAATCTCTTTTAAAAGATTAAATCCATCATCGCACATGCGAAGCATAACATTTTCTCGATACAAGATATCAATGTATGTATCAAAATTCTGTGTATTGATAATGTCCATCTGATGCTGAATCGAATCCCATCCACCACAATCCTCATATCGATCAATGACTTCTTGTTTTGAATTTGACAGAATAGTTATTTCATCAAGAGAGTAGAATCCTTTTTTTCGTAAATCTTTCAGTAATGAAAAATAAAACCGACCATCAACAGTGATAAAATCGTCCTTCTCAAATGTCGTGTCATCCAAAAGAAGCATATCCTTAAAGAAACAGCTTACAACATTTCCCTCATATTCGATTCGTCCTTTCAATAGCTGCGCAGGATACTTTTCTTTGACACCTGTAATAAATTCAGCTATATTACTCACCTACCTGTTCTTCAATATCAGATAAACTTCTTTTCTTCTGTCGTCGTTTATAATGACCATCCGGTATATCAACTTCCACCTGTTTAGGTGCTTCTTTTTCTTTTACTTTAAAATCTGCGATACCATTTTTGATCATTGCAGAAAAATATCTGATTTTAGCGTATTCACTCGAATAATCTCTTTGCTGAATGACAGATGTCATGTAATCTTTATTCTCTTCTAAATATGCTAAAATCCGATCATAAGAATAAGATCCAAGTATAAAACTTAACTCTTTGAATAATGCAGTATTAATTACTTTATAACCAAAAATCTCATTAATACATTCGTATGTATCGTCTCTTATTTTTCTGTTATGCAATACAGTTAGATATTCTGCTTCATTGTGGTAGTAGATGTTTTTACCATCTACTACCACTTTGAAAGCATCTTTTCTATCTACCTTGTTATTGCAATATCTGCATTTAACAAGCATACATGATACTCCTTAGTTCATCATATCGTAAATTCGTTTCAGTCCATCTTCATCTACATCATTAAGTTTGCCATATTCTGCAATGACTTTTCTGACGTTTGCTTTCTTATCTTTATCAGTACACTCTTTGAACATTGTACGAATTACTGCAGCGAGATCATCCGGATAATCAGAAGTTTCTGTCGCGGTTTCTTCTTGTGCTACTGTCTCCTCTACTGGAATATCATCAATATCCTCATCTTCTTCAATCGGTTCCGGATCAGGTTCTACTTTTTTCTTCTCCACAACTGGTTTAGATTTTTTACCAAGAGTAGATTTAGATTTCTCCATACCTTCCTCGACAACTCGAATAAAATCTGCCGCCATATTAGGTTTATCAAATACCAGATATTCTGGCACAGCGCCATCTGCAAAACGACCACCTGCATCAATGAGTGTTGTTCCTCTGAAATAAAGTTTGCGAATAGTATCTGTCGCATATTTTTTTGTCTTATCCCCGACTTTTTTCTCCTCAAGATCACGGTCAATAACACCAGTAAGGGTTACATCAAAAATGTCTCCGAATGCTGCTTCATAATCTGCTCCCATGTTTGAAGAAAGCTGCATATAACCATCTTCTTCCAGTCCACCCTTTTCTTTAATTGTTTTGAATTTTGTATGAGCAATAACCCACACGCCAAACCCAGCATCTTCAAGACGAGTCATATACGGTTTAATGATGTCATTTGCGGAGAATTTTTCACCTGCTGTATATCCTCCAAATGCAGCCTTAATTGATTTACATTTTTTGGTTGGATTTTCTACATTACTCTGACGAATTGTTTCCGCATCTGCAATTAGAGCAAGTTCATCACCGGTATCAAATGCCACCATTTCGATATCATGCTCTTTACCCTTTTCTTTAATAAGCCAGTCTGCTAACTCCTGAAGATCTTTATATGTCTTGACCTGTGTGGTATTTAAATTGTCAAGCATTTTATAACCTTTCTCGTTTCCACATCCGACAAGCAGACCTTTTGCAGGATCTCCATATTTTTCCAGAATTACATCACGGAAAAGTGTCGTCTTACCAAATTTCTTAGTACTTCTAAGGTAAATAGAAAGATTTTTGATGTCTGGTTTAATTACATTGATTGTTGGTTTCTGAAATGCCATAAATATATATCTCCTTTATATATGTAGTTTATTATTGAAGAATCAGGAGGGCATAGCCCTCTTAATTCTTATAGTTCATCATCCTCATCGAAAAGATCTTCTGTTCCTTCCGGAAGTTCTTCCTCAAGTGGTTTGATTGTCATGTCGTCCTCTGTATACACCGTGTCAACTCTTCCACGAGTGAATCCGCGAGCTGGTTTTACAAACTGATACTCCTTGATTCTGTCACCATAAACTCCTTTGCTATATTCAGCACGAATATCATCCATAGTGATAAGTCCACAATCAAGGTCATATTTCTGCTCATCAGTCAGCATATCTTCTGTAATTTCAACTCTCTGTGCGCCATTCAGCATATTAACGATTACGCCATATTCCTTAAAACCATCATCCTCGACGATAAATTTATGTTTAATTGCTTCGATTCTTTTCTTAGCTTTTTCATCTGCATCTTCTGCCGCTACTGGGATTGCGACCGTAACCGGCACTGGAATATTGGCTTTTCTATTGTTGTCATACTCCATCATGTAACCATTAACATAATATTTGCCCTTTTCTTCAACGCTCATATCATCAAAGCTTTCGGAATTGAATAGAATATTAAATGTTGCCGTCGAAGATTCTTCTGCATCTTCTGCTGCTAGATAAATTCTATTTGGCATATAAGATTCATAAACAGTTCCTTTATTGTCGGAATACTGATATTCTCCATTTCCTCGAATAAAAAATTTTTTATCAGCATATTTTCCACTGTCAATTACTTTCTTAATGAAATCGATATAATCCCATTCAGAAATAAACTCATGACGTTTTTTAATACTCTTCTCAAGCGCGTCGGATACCTCATCTGGAGATGTCAGCCCAACTTCTTTTAGTTCTTCATCCGTTAGCTCACTACCCTCATGAAGCTTATCTGCCATATTCTGAAGTTTGTATCTTCGTCCAGGTTTTTCAAGATCAATGAATTTTTTAAATTCAGCAACTTCTGCTAGTTTCGGAGAAGTCAGACGTTCTTTAAACGGAATCTGAATACTTTCGCCTTTAGTTTTTTTACCATTTTCATCTGTACCACCTTTACTGAAGGTATATACAAATCCGTGTTCATCACCGAAAGCTCCTGCATTTACGGTAAGCATATGACGATTGTCTCCGCATGTCGCATTGAAAAGAAGTTGTTTTCTCACCCAACCAGATTCATACTTATTTTCCGAATATGGATGAAATTTTTCTGTATCTTTTCCAATACTTAGTTTTCCTGTCATTTCAAAATTCATTAATTTTTGTCCTCCTAAAATTACAATTTATATTATTGTTAAATAAAACAATCTATTTTAACGCCCAATACATGGACGGAACACAGAATTAAATCTATGTTTAACTATGTAAACAGTGATTCAGGGCGCACAAACCCAAGGTATGCTGTTAGCCACCTCAAAATTTATCTATTCTGTTTTCGAAAATATTTGAAAATTTGGAATTTATTGGCTGAATAGCCTAGATTAATTATTTAAGAAATTTCTGATGTCATCCATCATTTTGTCTGCTTCATCGAGATAATATCTATATGTGTCTTTACCATCGTAATACTCAAAGTATGGAATTGGTTTTTCTTCTTCATCACACACATAACCTAATTCTGAATATCCATCAAAATATACAGATACATGCTTATTCTTATAATCAATGGTAAATCTAATAATTGCCCCAGCAAATGGTGGAATAATTTTTACATCCCATTCCTTATCGAAATGAAATGTTGGTAATCTATTAGCCCATCCTCTGAAATCATGAATCTGCTCTACTTTTGACAGAATTAATGTCTTATTTAGATACTCTTCCATGTTTATCATTTTTTCTCTCTTTCTTCATCTCTAATTCTTGTGTTGCATCTATGTTATACACAAAACGCTTTGTAGTGAAGTGATTTCGATTTGTAATGTCACATGATAAATGACACTCATCGAACTGCAAATTTGTTATTTTGGCATCTGCTGGAATATCTACTCCAGGCATACTACTTGCAACACTATAATAAACACGACGTCCACTATAATTTTGATATTTTTTACAGTAATCTTTCCAATCGTTAATTAATATCCATCTTGCCTGATGATCCTTAATATTATTCTCTCCATCGACTGAAAGATTTGTTTCGATAATTTTTACCATTTTTCATTACCTTACGTCAGAACTTTTGGAACCATATCAAAATCTCTTTTCGTTGTCGTCCAAACGGGAATCTGTTTTAATTCTTTCTGTCCATCTTGATATCCAGCTTCATATGTTTTATTCAAAAGTTCTTCAAGATCAGACTTCTTGACAACGATCTTATTATTCGGATCATCTTTATCTGGCTTGAAATCATAAAATACAATTGGCTTCATTCTTTTATTCTCCTTTGACTCTTGAAATATTTTGAAATTTTGCTATAATACCAATACAGGTTATAGCAGCCAGGTTCCACCGCATACTGACTCAACAGCACGGCTATTCCTGGAGTTTTATAAAATAACTCATGCGGAAGCACAATTGTAAGTTGTGCGACAAGAATAAGTGAAAACATTTCTGGCCCGTTCTGGGCAAATACTTTTCCTGTTTTGAAAAATATCTTACAGGAAGGAGGGTAGAATTTAGATTGTACAATGTTATAATTTTATGTGCAATCATTGGTATAGTACTTTACCACATAACCAAAATCGTCACAGTGTATCTGATTTGTAAAAATCCGAAGCTGTCTGACGAGAAAGTAAAGCACTTAACCAATATGGTTTCAAAACAACATGATTTATCATTTCTAAAAGATCTGATGAAACGTTCATAACTTCATATCCGCCTATGTATTTACATTAGTCTTGTATTCATTTATTCTCCTTTTATTATTCATCAGGTCGAATTTTGTGTCTAACCACAGGTTCGACCTGTTTTATTTTTTTGTACTTCCACATGAGATTATTTTCTCATTCCTCTAAAAATGTATTTGTAATAGATATGAATCCATATGCTTTTTTGATTGAGTTTTCGTCTAATACATATCTTTCACCTGCCATTTTCATTTCTTCATTAATACTATTAACAGAAATTATTAGTTTTTCTTTTGCTACTTCCTTATTCTCTGCACAAACAACGATTTTTTTAATTAACGAACTTATCTTCCATTTACCGTCAAAGTCATGCCATTCCATGTTCGCAATTCCCGTATAAAAATCCACTGTTGTATCTCCATTTTATTCTTCTAATTCTCCATATTCACATATATCGCATGTGGAAAAATATTTGTTGTGAGCCTTACAACATTCTGGTCGATTATCTTCACCATTAAAAACAACCACATCCGCTATAGGTTGACACAAAATCACTCGATCAAATCTTGTCCTATCCTTTTTAGACATATTATTCCATTTTTCCAAAAGCAAATCTGCATCTACTAATCTCATAACTACTTCCTTTCTTAAAAATTTATGAAATTTACTTTTCGTTGAGATTATAAACCCAATTCTTCGATTATAGGAAGAACCTTGTCTTTTAACTTAGGATATAATTTATCCAATGTTTCTCTAGCGTTCATTTGTTTATTCTGTGTTGTAAGTCTGGCACATTCCCAGTCTATAATCATTTGTACATAATCCGCATGTGTCCTTGCTCTCAAAGCATGATGCCTGGAATGCCCTCTATGTATCTTGTATACACGTTCGTAATCCATAATCATGTATAGGAATATTTTATCCAAATCATGCAAGTAACCACGAATTGTATTGTGCCCAAGTAATTGCCTTTCGATTATTCTGAATGCTTTTCTATGTTTTAATGTATATTTGATTTTATCTGTTTGCATTGTTTACCCCTTTCTTAAGTTTTAAATGGAGCTTGAGGGATTTGAACCCACGACCGTCCAGTTATGAGCTGGATGCTCTTGCCAACTGAGCTAAAGCTCCTGGGCGCACCATAAAGCGAAGCCATGCACGACCTCCAATGGATTAGCCTTTCATAATACCTTTTCGCTACATTTAGTTGCACAAAACATACGATTTTTGTGTTGCGATATTCTTTTACTTCCAACTAAACAAAGTTGCATACTTCATGGTGCTAAATACTGACGGTGGGACTCGAACCCACATATCTGTGATCCTGGTGTTTGAAGCCAGTGCGTATACCCATTCCGCCACGCCAGCATGTGTGCGATAGTTACTTCATCCGTTTAAGACATCTCCTAACGAGGATGCTGATCCAAACCCATCGCGTAAGTGATCAGTTATTACAAGGGAGGTTTGTACATGATAAGTTTTATGTCTTTCATGCTTGGACAATTATTGATTCTCTAACAAAAAATTACAGCTAACGTGATAAACAAGAAAATCAAAATGATTCCGCATGATACTCCAAAACTTACATCCTCTCCCCATCGTTTTTCAACATAAGCAATAATTTTATCATATGATTTTGCGATAAATGTCATTCCAAATACAGACACAACTGCAATCGCAACAATTTCTAATACTAACGTTAAAAATAACATTAACCAATATTCATTCATATGTACTCTCCTTCTAATACTGTCTAAAAGTAAAACCCTCACCACACTCAGTACAGACAACCGATCCAATTTCAACTTCTGCAAATTCTTGAAATTCATACTTGAATTGACCGTTTTTGCAATTAAATCTTTTATGTTTATTTACAACGTGCGAATCCATCCATAAATTAATTGTTGATTTTTCATCTTCTGAAATCGGAAATCCTCTCCGTAAATCTTCCTGCATAGCTTCGCATTTACTTTTCATCATCTGCAGTTCTGAGTCTTTACAAGATTCTTCCATTAATCTTTTATTCTCTTTTCGCAGTCGAGCAATTTCTTCGTCACGTTTTTTCAATCCATCTTCAACGTTTTTAACAATGTATGAAGTCTGATTTTCTTTATTTACAAGCTGATCTAGAATTTCGTTAATATTCTTACCCATGATCTTATTCTCCAATCTCTTCATTTAGCCATTTAACACAGTCGTTGATCGCATCAGACCTGTAAATAAATTTCTGTCCAGATGGTGACTCCCATACAAAAGATGATTCAAAAATAAAATAATTAGTTGGAATACCTGCTTTATCTTGTGTCTTTGTAACTAAATATTCAGCTAAATCCTCGACCGGCATAATTCTCAACCTATCCAAATTTCGCATCCTTACACCTCCATATTCTCTCTTGTTGTATAGTGTTATTTCACTTAATACTCTGCATGGCTATTACACCATACAGAGTAAAATATATTATTTTTTCTTAGCTGCTTTTAATGAATCTAATTTCTTTTGAAGCTCTTCGTCTTTCATCTTTTTATCCAGACGCTTCATCTGAACGTCAATGGAATTCTTGTAAGCGATTCTTGTACCGTCAGCCTGTTCTTTTGTTTTCTGAACGCCTTCACGAACCTTTTCAAGCATTCTATCTTCTTCTTGACTTGAAGTGTTTGTGGCAGATTGTAAAGATTTTACGGTTTCTGCAGCCTCGAGTGTGAATACTGCTTTATCCTTTTCTGCTTTTAAAGATTTAATTTCTTCCTGCAGAGCTGTTAAATTTTCTTTCTGTACATCTCTATTCTCTTTTAATTCTTTCAGAGTTGTCTTAATCGTTTCAATTTTGTCCGTGATTTCCTGCTGTCTTGCAAGATATACTTTTGCACCTTCGTCATCATTTCTATCAATACAGGATGCAACACTAAGATCCATCTGCATATTCTCTTTCTGCAACTGTCTTAATTGTGTTTCATAATTCTGGATTTTACCCTCGACCTGGGTATATAAAGAGTTTGTTTTGGTGTAAGTATCTTCCTTCTTCCAAATAATAGAATTATAGTAGGCTTTTGCTCCATCTGGCGTAGATGCATCATTGCCAATGATTTCATCTGCTGTTCCTGATGCTCTCATTTTTAGTCTCTTACCCGTTTTAGTTGTTGTAAAAAATACAACTGCCGCAATCACAAGAATTACGATAATCAATACTGTCATAGTTAATCCCTACCTTCGTCAATATCAAGTCCAAAGTTTTTAAATAGCTCTGTCATGCCTCCCATATATCCTGATCCAAGAGCCTGGAATTTGAATCCATTACCATATTTATAAAGTCTACCCATCTCAACGGCATTGAGCTTTTCAAAATTCTCATTTTCAGAAAGATCATATTCCCATTTTGTTGTCGGATTGTCATAATCACAGATCATCATAGTTGCGTTATTAACCATTCCAAAATTCTGTAGTCTCTGTACAGCTCTGAAAATAGTAAGGCAAATTGTGAAGTCTGTTCTATCTGATGGAAATGTATCTGCATGAACAATAAAATATTCATCATAATGATGTCCATCAAAAGTAATTCCCTGAGAATCGTCACCCGTAAGATTGTCTCCAGAATATTCTACCCACGGATATCCACTACCATCACCATATGTATTATAGTTTACAATATCTTTTGGATAAGCTACTTTTCGATCTGAATTTGTAAGAAATCCGTTAATATCAAAATCAATATCTGATTCACCTGCATAACGATTCTGATCCCAATTTACACCAATGAAAAAGTTTTTAATTGCAGTTCCATCTTCTTTTGTCATACTAATTTTCTGGTTTTTACTCATATTAATTACGTTTGCCATA